CTCAAGATCGGGGCCTGACCGTGACCGACCTGACTACCCGCCTCGCCGCCTACGTAGGCGGCGAGGCGGGTAGTCAGGTCGGTCACGGTCAGGCCCCGATCTTGAGGGGGACGAGGCCGGTGGGGATTTCGGCGGCGACGGCCCCGTAGCGGTAGACGCTGAACTGTCGAGACAGGTTGATGATGTTCTCGTCCTGGAGCTGGACGAGCGGCGTCTCGTAGGTGCGCATTGCGTCGCGGTTGTAGAAAGCGCCCACAATGCCGGTGCCAAGCGATCCGGGCGTGGCGCGCAGGTCGCAGGTGACGGGAACGTCGAGGATGACGCCGGTCAGGCCCTTCGCGTTGACGGTGCCGATGGTGTTGGACGGGTTTTCGGCGGCGCGCATGAGCGGGCGGCCGTCGGTTCCGGTCAGGCCAGACAGTGCCTTGAAGGTGGCCTTGTCCACGATGAGGCCGTCCAGGGTCAGGCCCTCGTCGGTATACTTGGCGGCGGCGTCGATGATGAGGCTGGAGATGTCGGACCAGGTGAGTGCCGTGGCGGCCTTGGCGATGGCGAGCTTGTTGGCGTCCTGGGTCTTGACGGCATCGGCGAAACGCGCGGCGAAGTAGGCGGCGGACCTCTGACCAGCCGCGATAGCCATACCGCGCAGGTGCGTATCCAGGAGGTTGATTCGCGTTCGCTCGATGGTCTGACGCGTAAGCGCGGTGTAGCCGCCAAACGTCTTGATGGGGACGCTGCGCTTCTTGGTGGTGACCTTACCCAGCTGGAGGTCGTCGCCTTCGTTGGCCTGTTCGTTGACGGCCAGGGTGTTGGTGGCCAGCTCAGTGAAGTCCAGTTCCATACCGTCGGCGGGCAGGGGGCCGGTGGAGAACAGGGCCGCGAGGACGTTGGGCTTGTCCACGAGACGGGTCAGGTCCTTGATCCATTCGGGGACCACCATGGTGGCGTCGGCGCTGGACGTGGTTCCACTGAAGGCGCGGGTCTGGAGGTCGGCGATTTCGGCCCGGTATGCCTCGTCGCTGATCAGGTCCTTGATGGCTTCGCCGGGGGTGCGCGTGTCGGCGGCGCGGGTGGCGGGGGTCATGGCTGCCATCGCGGCGCGCTGCTCGATGGCGGTCATGTCGGCGCGCAGGTCGGCCAGGTCGGCGGCGAGCGCGTACTCAGGAGCGTTGTCGGTCATGGTGGGGGTGTTCCTTTCGGGGTGGGCGGTCGGCTGGGTGCGGACCTCGGTAATGGCGGCGGTCTGGTAGGCAGGGAAGGGAACGAGACTGACCTCACGGAGGGCCAGGCTCGTGATGGTGGTGTGCGTGCCCTTCTCGTCCTCGGTGCGGATGGTTTCGAGGGGCGCAAAGCCAATCGAGAGCCGGTCGATGACGCCATCGCGGACGAGCTGGTAGGCGTCGCGGGCGGTCTGGGTATCGGAGAATCGGGCTTCAATCTCGATGCCCGCGTCCGTCTCGGTGGCGGCCGTGATGAGTCCGATGGGCTCGTCGTGGCGATAGACGAGCTTGAGGCTCGTGTCGGTTTCGGCGCGGGGGGCGAGCGCGCCGGGCGCGATGGTCTCGAAGTAGCCGGGGATTAGCTCAATCTCGGTGCCGTAGGGGACGGCGAGGCCCCTCACGGTGCGCGGCGCGTCGTCGGTGCCGTCGGCTTCGGGCGTGGGGGCGATCTTGAAGTCGCGGGTCTGGAGTTCACTCATGGGGCTGGTCCTTCGTGGCGGCGGTGGGGTCGGTGATGCCCTCGATGCGGCGGGCATAGTCGGCGGTGTAGATGCCCGCTTCGATGGCGGTTTTGTGCGTGGCCATGCGGGCGGACGGGTTGGCGCGCAGGAGGGCGTCGAGATTGAAGCGCACGACGGTGCCGCGCGGGAGAATCGCGGTGAGGGTGTCCTCGATTTCTCGCAGGTACGCCATGAGTGTCCAGCGGATAAAGTCGGTGGCGGCGTCGGTCACGTTCTGGTAGGTCATGCTGGAGCCGTTCACGGCGGCTAGGAGCATGTGGGCCGGGATGCCAAACATCCTGCCAACGGAGAGCACGTCAAACGCGCGGGATTCGAGGAATTGCACCTCAGACGGGGTGAGGTGTAGCGGCGAGTATCTGAGGCCCGCGCCGATGACGGCGACGCCGCCGCCCTGGCTATTAGATTCGTTCCACGACTTTTTCGCGTCGGCGGCTTGCTGGGCGGTGATTGCCTGGTCGGTGGACAGGATGCCGGTCGGCACTCCCCCGGCGTGCGTCCACTGGGACGCATAGTTGGCCATGTCGGCCGCGCCCTGGAGGGAGCGGGCGCAAGCCTGGATAGGACCGAGGCCGGCGGCTTCACCGGGCACGTAGGTTAGGCGCAGGTGTCGCAGGTCGGCGGGCTGGTAGGTGCGTCCGTTCCATTGGACGGTGCGCGCGCCCGTGGCCTTGTCGAGGACAGGAAGGCACTCGGTGGGGTTTAGGACGCGAAGGCTAATAACGCGGCCGTCTCGGTTCCGTCCGATGAGCCAGTAGGCGTTACCGCGCATAGCGAGCGAGGCGATGGTTTCGGCGATGAGGGCGGTCACGGTCAGGTCAGGGCCCGGCGTGGCGACGACGGTAGGCAGGTCCTTACCCTCAAGCTGGGTGCCGTCGCGCCATGCGTCGAGGCTGATTTGCTTACCGGCGGCCTGGAGGACGGTCACGGCGCGGTACACCGAGTCGATGGCGAGCGCGCCGCGCTCGGTGATGTCGGATGCGGCGGCGCGCGCGGGCGGGACGACGCCGGGAAGGACCGGCGCGCCCGACTCGTCGCGGTGGAAGCCAAACAGTGACGCGAGGGATGCCATGCCGATAGCTTGCGCCGTACCTGATTCGCTCACGGCTGTGAGTGTCGCCACTGGTAGGAACGAAGGGCGCGGCGCGCGTGGTTATGCCCTGGGTGGCAACGTCGCTCGTGGTCGGCGATTTCACCGAGTGCGCGCTCGTGGGACGAGGCGGGCGACCCGCGCCAGCCACACTCACAGAGCGGGAGGAATGAGCAAGACGAGGCGTCAACATGGGCGAACACGGGCGGGGCCTCTTTCAGTAGATCTGGATACCGGGGCGAGGTTGGCAAGCCGCCCATACGGCGGCGGCGGCGGCTCGGAGCGCGTCGATAGGACGGGGCGACCGCGTGGCGTCAAAAGCGGCGACGGCGGACAGGCGGCGCAGGACGACGGCGGCGAGCGCGTCGGTGAGCTCCTGGTTACCGTCGTGGACGAGGCGTCCCTCTTTGGTGCGGTCTAGGAACAGCTGACAGGCGGTTGCATACTCGGTGGTGTTCAGGGTGGCGATGGGTAGCCCGTCGTTTTCGAGGTCGGCGGCCAGGGTGCGGGTAGGACCGGCGGGGTCGCATCCTATCCACTGGTAACCGGCGGCCTGGAGGTCGGCTAGGGCGCGCGGTACCCAGTCGGTGCCAGGCCCCGATGCGACGATGGACAGGCAAACGTCGCCGTCGTCGTCTAGCCAGGCGGCGGCGATGGACGCGCCGGACCGGTCGGTGGCGAGGTCTACACCGAGGCAGACGCGGGATGGGTCAGGTGCGGCCGCGATGACGTCGAGGTCCTGGAGGTCGGTCCACATCGTCATATCGACGATGGTTTCGTCGGTGGCGGTCTCCAGGTTCAGGATGGACCGACGCCACGCCGCGAGGCTGTCGCCCTTGAGTGCGCGGATTTTATCGGCCGTCTGGGTGTGCCCTAGAGCTGGGTGGAAACTCAGTGTCTCGTCACTGTAGGGGTCTTTTTCGGCGGCGGCCTCGTCGGCGGACCACTCGAAAAAGCACATGCGCGAGTTAGGGTTATTGACCTCTTGGCGGCCCTGCCTAATAAGCTCGTTCAGGTAGGCGGACCGATCCGTACCCTTCGTGCTCACAATCCAGAGTTGGGAGTCTTTGATCGTGAGCTGGGTCGGATTGATAGCCGTTTCGAGTGCCAAGCCGGATTCAGCGTCAAAAGCCCAAGCCTCGTCAACGGTGACTAGGTGGAGTGAATCGCCGTGAATGGACTTTGGGGTCGGCGCAAACGGGCTGATGAAACTACCGCGTTTCAGGTACTCGGTTCGCTCGGAGCCCTGGGATGCGTAGACGCGGAAGTAGCCGGGTTTTTTTTCTGCACCTAGCGCGCCGTTTAGCTGTTTCCACCTCTTCCTAGCGTCTTTGCCGGTCTGGGCAGTCATTAGGATTTCGTGGTTGTTGTATGCCAGGAGTCGGTCGGCCATGACGGCGCGAAGTAGGAAGGACTTACCGGCCTGTCGTGGGACGGTGACGACGACGACGGGGTAGCGCCATGCGCCGGGGTTATCGGGGTCGAGTTCCAATGCCACGTCGGCCACTTGGCGCTGCCAGGGCATGAGCGTGCCACCGAGGTAGGCGGCGACGGCGGCGATGCGCGCCCCGAAGGTCGGATTAGCCGGGTTGCGCTTCGTCCCGTACTTCGGTTCGGCGGTCATGAGCGGGTGAGGGCGTCGCGGGTGAGTTCGGCCAGGGCGGCGTCGAGGGCGTCCATCTCTCGGTCGGTGCCTTCGGCGGGGCGCGGGAGCGAGTCGAGGGATTCAAGCACGTTTTTCAGTACGTTGGACGTGGCGACGCTCGGAGTGCCGCCGTTCAGGCTTCGGTCCAGGGCGGCGGCCGCTTTGACGAGCGCGGCGCGCTTGGCACGCTCGATAGGACCTAGCACGCCCTTGGCGTCGAGGTCGGCGAAAGCGTCTTTGACGGCGTTTTCGATGTCCCCCGTGGGAGGGGGCGAGACTGGGAACAGTTCGGAGGTTAATTCATTCATTTCGGGCCCTTTTAATTCGGCCCCGGTTTATTCGGGGCCGGTTTGTTCCTGTCTCTTTTTCACAT